CCATGGACACTCCTGCTTGATGCGATCCACGTGAACATCAACCACATTGTCACTCCAGGATGAAATCTCCCCTGAAATCTCCTTGAACTTGGTCACGCGACCTCTGTCACCACGGAGCAGCTCCTGCGTATCATCATACATATTGATGAATGTGTTTGACATTTCAGGGACCATACACTCCTCAAGCATATTCATATACTCACGACGCGCTTCTACGATTGCCTGCATTTCTATCCTGCCTGATTATTTTACTCGCTGCTTTGCGCAAATTGACAAGTGATGGAAGACCCTCTTCATCATCTTCATTCACAGGTCCTTCAGCCAGCTGAGCCCTCCCCCACGTGACTCGGAGCGCATAGCCGTCTTGCTGAACCGTGTAGCCAAGTTTCTTCAGTTGGCGCTTTATGTACTCTGTCGCAGCATCTATGTTATACACAGGAAAACCCCATACAAACGCGGGAATATCCATAGACGCCTGAGGAAAACCGAGCGCAACTGCACTACGAATCTTTTTGTCAAAGAGACCGAGGATATGTTTGTACGTCTCTTTTTTCAGGTTTCGACGCCGGGCCTCAATCTGCTGAATCTCCTGGGCTGTAATCATACAAGTGTCGCGTCAAATATTTTTCAACAAAATACGAGCCTGTGTTAATGGCAACGCTCATTTACAGTGACAGATGCAAACACTGTTTCAATGTTGTCGCATTCATCAAGACGAATCCAGCCCTCTTGAATGTAATCAAATATCATGATATCGCACAGGGAGTTCCTCAAGGAGTTACAAAGGTTCCTTCAATCATAACAGACAATGGAAAACTCTATTCAGGAAAGCAAGTCATGGGGTTTCTTCAGAGCATAATACCAAACAAGGTTTCTGGGGTTGTCCTTGGGGGAAAGCCTGCCATAGGCTTCAGTCTTCATAAATCTAATATGAATAAACCAATGATGACACCAGAACTCGAGCGAAAGATTAATCGTTCGATTGACGAGGGACTTAAGGACTTGGGAAGATAGACATTTAGGATGTTTCTCAGGACTGTCCAAGCAACAGCCTTTAAAAATATATTTGAGGTTCTGAAGGATATTATAAATGATATCAACATCTACTTTGATTCGACCGGTATACGTATCAGCACTCTTGATATTGCAAGAGTGTCGCTCGTCAACTTGTTCCTGGCGGCTGAAAATTTCGAAGAGTACTCGTGTCCCTCTGAAATTATAGCAGGTTTGAACATTAGCAATACGTACAAACTTCTCAAGTCGATTACATCAAACGATACTCTCAGCCTCTCCATCGAGTGTCCAGACTTTATGGATATTGTAATATATAACGAGTCAAAGAAATCCAACTCCAAATTTAGTCTGAAGTTGTTGGATATCGATGAAGAGATTCTAGAGATTCCAGATGTTCCTATGGATGTCATGACAACACTGCCATCTGTTGATCTTCAAAGAATATGCAGAGACATGGGGAACTTGTCAAATGAAATTAACATTTATAGATCTGGAAACCTCATAACATTCTCGTGCAACGGAGACTTTGCAAACCAAGAGACTTCTATAGTATGTCCTGAGACGATTGAGAAACCCATAGGCAACATCTTCAGTCTCAGATATATAAACATGTTTACCAAGGCGACTGGGATGTGCTCGAGCGTCCAGATTCTGCAGTCAACCAAGAGTACCGATATGCCCATCATACTCAGGTACTATGTCGCCAACTTGGGCGAGATGAAGTTTTTCTTGGCGCCAAAGACGGAAGTCTGACCAAGAACGTTTGTCACCTCGAGGAGACCCTCTTCTGGCTCAATGACCAGCTCTCTTTCATACCGGATAAATATTCCTATGCCGCCGTTTGCATTGAACATGAAGCGAGGAATCCAGTCAATCGACTTGAGCTGAAAGAATATAAACGGAAGCTGAGGCTCGGAGCCATAAAAGTCATTCCTTGGACCAGAGTACGGCTTTATGTAATCTGTAACGTCTTGGCCATTCCATAGAGCAGTCTTTATAGGTGCAAAGAATCCTCTCCCAACCTGACTAGGCAATTTATCCCCTATGTATTTGTAAATCTTACCATTGTAACTGTAGTGAAATACTTTTGTTTTGATATGACTCACAAGTGTCTGAACCTTTACAATTGTCCAATTCTTTCTCCTGAAGAATTGAACAAGCTGAATGAGTCCAAGTATGAGTTTGTTCATTAAAAGAATAGGAGAATATATCTTTAATGGAGGCACGCTTTAATGAGGTTGTGAAGCAGCTGGATGGTCAGGAGCTCTACGACTACATAGCACAATGTGTCCCATTTATAGAAGAATACACAACCAAAACTGAAAAGGGGATCCAAAGAAAGGATATATATGACAGATATCTTGACAGAGTTGAAGGCAAGGGGACTATAATCCACAAGAGCACAAGGGTCCAGTTCAAATGTCGTTGTGGCTCAACAAAGTTTATTCATGATAGAGCAACATCTGATGACATATGTACAGAGTGTGGAAGGACGGAGTATATTCAGTGTGAAGAGGCTGGGTTCAAAGAGGAACAAGAGATGGATAAGAATATCCAGTACAGTTACGATCGTAAGAATCACTTTAACGAATGGATTGCTCAGTTTCAGGCGAAAGAGTCGACAACTGTTCCAAGAGATCTTATAGAACAGTTGAGAACTGAATTCAAGAAACAAAAGATTCGTGATCTGACTGAAGTGACACATGGTAAAGTTCGAAGTCTGCTCAAGAAACTCAAACTCACCAAGTACTATGAACATGTTCCGTACATTTCAACTATTCTGAATGGAATCAATCCACCATCAATGTCACAGCCGCTGGAGGATAAACTTAGGCTGATGTTTGGACAAATTCAGGAACCATTCAAAAGACACTGTCCTTCAGATCGCAAAAACTTTTTGAGTTATTCATACGTCTTGTACAAGTTTTGTGAGTTGCTCTCAGAGGATCAATATCTCAAGTGCTTCCCTCTCTTGAAAGACAAGTCAAAGATTTATAAACATGATCAGATATGGAAGTTGATATGTGATGATCTGAAATGGGAGTTTATACCGACAGCGTAATCTCCTCCATCTGAAACTCTGGCCCAAAGTTGACCAGATACCCCTTGGTGTGCCCAAGTATCTTCATGTAATTTCGAATCTGATCTCTATTTGGCTCAGTGAGGCTTCGGACACTCTTGAGCTCTATGACACAATCATTCAGTATAATGTCGGCTCTTAGGTTTCCAATCACATGGCCTTTGAACTTTACAGGGATGATGCGCTCAGTCTCATATTGTATATTATTCAGTCGCAAAACAACTTCAAGAGCATTATGATAGATTGCTTCAGAGTACCCAGGGCCGAGCTCATCCCAGACTTGCTTTATCAGGTCAATCATAATGTTCATCAAGTATACTATTTTCTTAAGTTATACTAATGAATCTAGCAGTCAAAATATTATTAAGTCTTTTGATGCTTCTATTAGTTATATGGCTGATTGATTTTGGTCGCTGCAAGTTTAGTGATTGTACCTATCACTGGTGGAGATTCAATAAAGACAAATCTTCTTACAAAAGAAAAACTTCAAGTAGACGTAAAAAATATATGTACACCGCTCAGCCTCGACCAGTCCCACAGCCAGTCCCACAGCCAGTTCCACGGCCAGTCCCACAGCCAGTTCCACAGCCAGTTCCACAGCCAGTAACGGAACCTCAAAGTTTCATTCAAAATAGCAAAATGACACCAATAACTCCATCAAAAGTTAAATATTCAACGGGACCAGTACTACCATCACCTTACCGTCGAATGTAACGCTCGTTAGCACGCATAATACGCGAGGTTCTTGGATGTGTGTGTTTGCTGTATGTTGAGGCTGCAATCAGAGAGCGCTCGACATGTCTCAGACCAAGGCCTTTGACTGCTCTGCGTAACGCGGCATGGCGCTGAGCCACTGTGAGATTCTTCACGTCCGAGTATCCGTACCGGCCAAGCAGACCCTTCTGAAGCCTACCGATACCCTTCCCTTTGTAGGTCCCATGGGGTCTGCGCCCTGGGATGAGTTTGGATGGGACGTGGACCAGTTTACCGTCGCGGCGTCTATAGCTGTACGCTTTCCTCCGGATCATTTACTATTCTCATGGATTTTTTTGGGTATTTGACATCAAACTGAATGTAAAGATCACCACCCTTCATGCCTTTTCCGTCAATTCTGTACTCTAGACGCGGGTCCAAGATACCCAAGTCTTGCGTCGACAAATGGAAAGGACCTGAAAAGTGCGGAACCGTAATAATAGTCCCATTGACAGAGTCTACAAAGGAGATTTCAGGTTTGTAAAAGAGATCCTGACCGACCCGAGTAAAGTGCGGATGATCAATGACTAAGAATACAAAGGTTACTCCAATATCCTGTACCGGAACGCGCTCACCATTCTGCGTATCAGCCCCAATATCAAGTGTGATATCTCTCACCTCTTTGATTTGTTTCTTGTGATCGCAATCCTTGCACCCCTTGGGACACTTTCCCTTGCCCTGACACTCCTGACACGGCTGCTGTATAGCCATCGGTCCAAGCTGCAGCAGATGCATACCAGACCCCTTGCACTGTCTGCAAACTGTAGTGCAAATCGGACAATCCTTCATCCAATCAACCCTGAGTTTCTTGCGTTTCTCTTGGTATATGTCATCAAGTGTGATTCTGATGTGGTGTTCGCGCTCAGTTTGTCTTTGCTGTTGGGGATTGAACATCTTGAACAGACTTCCCATGTCAAAACCTGGGGGTCCTGCACCAGCCTCAGAGCCTGTCAAGTCATAGTTTCGGCGCTTCCCTTCATCAGATAGAACATCATATGCATGTGAAATCTTTTTGAACGTATCCGGATCGCCGCCTTTATCGGGGTGATGTTTCATAGCCAACTTCCGATAGGCTTTCTTTAACTCTTCAGGTGTTGCATCCTTTGAAACATCTAGAGTTTCATAGAGTGACATGTTAGTAATGCTTTCGTTTTTTTTAAGGCTAAAAAATCGTAGAAAAAGTAATGAGCATGTGCTTGGACCCTTTGATATTTGGGCCTCACTACTGGACAGTGATACATCTGACATGCTTCAATTCAGGGAACAAGCCTGATGACATTGCCAAGTTTATTGATACTCTTCCTGCTATTCTTCCATGTATAGATTGTTCAGATCATCTCAAGGAGAATCTGAAGATGCTCCCGTTCAACAAGGAGGATCCCTTCAGATGGTCTGTGGACCTACATAACCTGGTAAACTCACAACTGGGGAAACCCACCTTTGACTATGAAACAGCGCGTCAGTACTGGCAAGACAAGTGCGACGGAAAGAAACCCAGAGACTATAAACTTGTGATTATTGTTTTATTAGTACTTGTCGTCGTTGGAATGGCATTCCGTTGAATGAAGTTGTTGCAGCCATTGTGTATGCACCCATATTTGGCCACTCGATAATGTCACCAATGTTCAGATCTGGAAGAGATATGTTATCATATATAACATCTATTCCATCACATGTACATCCAAAGAGCGTCTGAGTCCCTGAGTACAGACCAAATGACGGCTCTGGTTTTGCATGATCAAATATCCTGCAGTTGAATGCACCATAGAGTGACTCATCTATTGTGACTGAATTATCCTTGTACCCAATGACTGGCGTGAACAACGTAGCCACCTTTTCAGCAAAAAAGCGACCAGGCTCTGCAATCACCTCAAAGCCTTGAGTATATGCAGAAATGTCCTTGGTTGGAATCTTGCCGTGGGTAAATCCGCCACCAATATCTATGATTGTTGGATTCAGCCCGTAGCTCTTGGCGAGCTGAATCGCCTTGTGTGCTTTCTTGATTGCATCTACATAAGCATCTTCACTCTGGGCACCTGAACCAACGTGAAATGAGATGCCAACGAGATCTAGACCGTACGCCTTTACTCTCGTGAGCAACTCGGGCCACTCAGTCTCTTCAGCACCGTACTTGTTGCCGAGCTGGCACTTGGCGGTCTTGTCGTCTGCTCTAATTCTCATTAACACCTTCATTGGATACTTGGACAACTTGTGAAGTTCAGATATTGAATCAAATGTAGTCATTGATATTCCAAGCTCATGAGCTTTCTTGAGCTCGTCTGGGTGTTTGCAAGGGTTTGCATATATAATCGAACCTTTGTCACCTACAAGTTCAATCTCTGTGAGACTTGCACAATCAAACCCAGCTCCGAGCTTGGCAAGCCGTTCGATAATGAGAGGATGAGGATTACACTTTACAGCGTAATACGGCTTTATTGTTGGAAATATGCTTTTCCATTCTACCATGGCCCGATCGAGAAAATCCAGATCAAGCACATAGTAGGACCCCACCATACGGTACTTGTTCTTGAGATTATTCTTTTAAAGACGAAACTCTCTGAATGAATAATGGAGAGAATCTTTCTGCTTGACCGTTCAGGGTCTATGGAGTCTATCAAGAATGACACGATCGGTGGTTTCAACTCGTTTGTTCGGTCCCAAAAGGGTGGAACACTCTCTCTGGTTCTTTTTGATCATGAGATTCAAGAGGTTTACAAGAATGTTCCGATTGAGCATGTG